CTTACTAGGTGGTGGTTCTGTTATAGGTAATCCTAAAAATACAAGGAATGGTATATTAGATTTATTTGAAGGTTCATCTGCTGAAGGTGCTGATGAAGATGAAGCTGCTGAAGTAAGTGAACACAGTACAGGTCAAGCCGCAGGTCCTGAAACAGATGATAGTGGTGAACAAGGTGGTGCATCAGATGATGGTGGTAGTGATGAATCTATAGAGGTTTCAGAAAGAGGAGATGTTTTTGGTGCAGGTCCTACACAATATGGAAAAGATTTTACTCAACAACAAAAAGATGCTTATTTAAAAGAGGTTGACAGAAACCCACAGTTAAGAGGATTCTTAGGTAAAGAAATAAAAAGAAGAATTGGAGAAGGAGACTTTGAACTAGAAAGAAATAAAGATGGTTTAATTACAGGTGTATATAGTCAATCTAATCTTCCCGGAATGTTAGGTGGTTTAGCTAATCTTTTAGGTATGGATGCAACAGGAAAAGTATATACAGGATATGGTGAAGGATTTAATGTAGGTGGTTCTGATGATGGTGATGATACTTCTCAAATGATAAGAAAGATTGCACAACAAAAGAAAGAAGAAAAGAAAGACACACCTCTTACTCAAGCAGAAATAGATTACTATACTAGAGGTATGGGTACTGCAACTAAACCTTTAAAAACTTTGGAAGATGTTAATAATTATATGTCATCCTTAGTAGGAACAACTGAAAGTCCTACAGGAGCAAAACTTTCTAAGGATAAAAAGTTTTTAATACTTCCTAATGGTAAGATAATAAATATTAAAACAGGTAAAGTTCAAGAGAGTATGTCAGGATTAGAATTATTTGCAGGGGGAATGATTTAGTGAAGTATAATATGACAGAGTTACTAGACCAATTAGTTTTACACGAGGGTCTAGAATTACTTCCTTATAAAGACAGTCTTGGTATAGACACTATAGGCATAGGTAGAAACTTAGAACATAGAGGACTAAGTGAAGCAGAACTTGCACATATTGGCAAGGACATATCTGATATATGTGAGTGGGGGATTACTAAGGAACAGGCATACTATCTTGCAGAAAATGATATAAAGATAGTTGAGGAAGAAGTTTGCAAAGCACATCCTTGTGTGATAGAATTAGACGAAATTAGACAAAGAGTAATTATTGACATGGCATTTAATATGGGTGTGCCAAGACTAAATAAATTTGTTAAGATGTGGAAAGCCATAGATGAGGAAAACTTTGCAGAAGCAAAAACTCAGATGTTGGATTCTCGTTGGGCAAATCAAGTAGGTAACAGGGCAGTGCGACTTTCCAATGCAATGGAGACAGGAGAGTGGGTATAATGTGGGGTGCAATAATTAGTGGAGTGACAAGTCTTGCTTCTTCTTATATGGATAACAGGAAGATAAAGACAGAACACAAGGCAAAGGTAGAACAGGCAAGAGTCAATGCAGAAATTAATAGAATCGAAAAAGCTGCACAGTCAGACCAAAACTATGACCTTGAAGCCTTACGACAAACAAGATATAGCTGGAAAGATGAGTATGTACTTGTCATCCTTACCCTACCTTTCATTGGCAGCTTCATCCCTGATATACAAGACTATGTTCTCAAAGGATGGGAATACATAAACAAAGCACCTGAATGGTATCAGTGGAGTTTTATGGGAGCAGTTGCCGCATCATTAGGAATCAGGTGGGCATTTAAGTTCTTCAGTGGTAAGAAGTGATTCATCTTCTTCATCTTCCATCTCTTCAGGAAATGCCTGAGACATAAGTTCAAGAACTTTTTCTATACCAATAATCTCCATACCCTTGACAATCTCTTGTTCTAAAGATTCTGTAGTAATCTCATCTGCATCTATATTATTACCTCTAACTCTAGATAATAACTCTAAAGCTTTCAATGCAGAGGTTGTCTGTCCTTGAGTTCTTGCAACACCATACTGCTTTTCTATCTCATCAACAACATCAATACTAGTTGTCATATTTATAGCTAGTTCGTCTAGTCTTTCCTGAACTGCAGGGTCTTGAAGTAATCTTGAGCCTGTGTTGTGTGCAGATATCTCACTGTATCCTGCATCCTTTGCGGCTCTTGTTGCGTTCTTATGTAGGATATAATTCTGACAAAACTTTTCTTGTTTTTCTTTAAGCTGCATCTTCTATTATTTCATAGTAGTATTTTTCATTTGCCTTTATTGAATTTTTCCAAACTTCAGATACTAGAGTATTCTTACCATGAACTTTTAAAGCCATGTCCATATCTGTGTTAGCAAATAATTTTTCACAGTCTTGAGCCATTGCAAGTAGTTCTCCTGTAGTCCAAAAGTATTCGCCATTAGTTTCAACTCTAAAGTATTTAGGTTTATCTAGTACTTTTTCATTTTTCATTTCTTCAGTAACTTCAGCAACTGAACAGTCAAAGCCAAACAATTCAAAGTTTCTAAAGCCAAGTATGTGAGCAATAGATATAGTTCTCATTGCCGCACAAGTACCACCTGCAACTAGTGTTTCTCCTTCTTCTATTCCTGTGTTAGTATTAATTTTAAGTTTGTCCTTTACACTTGTATCTCTTAGTGCTTCAGAGTATGCAGACCAACCTTTTATATTTGCACCTTTTTTTATCAGGTGTTTTGTTACTGAAGGGTCAGTCATTGAAGCAACTAAAAACTTAGTATCTTTATTTATTTTTTTAAATAAGTCTTTTCTTAAAACTCCATGAGTACTCACACCATCAATAGGTCTTGGGTCAAGTATAGAACATATAAAAGGACTAATACCATTCTCTAATAGTTTAGGATAGCTGTGTTTTACACAGAACACTTTAGTATTAGGTTGTCTAGCTTTCTTTTTAAGTAAGTTAAAGTCTGTACTTGAACCACCTGAAACAATAAGTGCAGTTTCATTATGTATCTTGCTATGCTTTAACCAATTAAAATCTTTAATAAGTTTTTTATTTTCTTTTATGTTTACAAATATTTCATCTGCAGGTCTAGAGTCTTTTGGTGTTACCACAATAGGCATACGAGTTATATCGTCAGGTAAAGGTTCTACTCCTTTTTTATTTGCAACAAATGCTAAGTGAGTTCTACCACCACCAACAACTCTGTCATTAGAAGGTAGTACAATTTTACCATATGCTTTTATTTCTTTTATAAGCTTATTAACTCCCATGTTTCTTTCTTCAGGTTGATTTCCTTCTTCATCCTTAGAAAAGAAATCATCAAACACAAGTAAAGGTACTTTCTTTAAGTCATTGTAGTCAGACTTAACAGTTTCATATGAGTGACCACCATCAATAAAGGCAAGGTCAACTTTGTTAGCTGAATTACATTTTTTTAGTGTAATCTTTGAATCACCTTTATGTAATTTAAATGTAAACTCTTTACCTTTCTCTTTCATCTTTTGTTTAAATTGTTCTAGTCTATTACTAACTATCTCTATAGTATGATGTTGCTTAGTATTCATTTCTATATCATCAGTCAAGGCAGTTGCTTCTTCAAACAAGTCAAAACCAAAGTAAGAAAACTTATCTCTATATTCAAATACTGCAAGTGCCATCTCTATTGCACGACCACCATTCCATGTACCAACTTCAGTAATTGATTTAGGTTTGTAATGTCTTATTATATCTGCAAGTTGTCTGTATCTAGGTAACTTTATATCTGGTGCAAGTTCACCTTTTTTACTTTTTAGATTACCTTTATAGTGTATAAAGTACTCTGATAAAGGTGACTGCATAAATGCAGATAGACCTTTGGCATTTTCTGATAGGTTATTTACTACCATGCCATGTGCCTTGTATATATTTAGTAGACGTTCAAATATAAAACCATCATGCCACTCTCTATAGGCAATAGTTTCTCCTATTGTATAACAACCTCTAAGGTCTGCAATTATAGAACAGGCATCATGGTACTGTAAATTAAATCCCATAAAACTTGTTTCACTATAGTCAACATCTTTTCTACCTAAGTGTGCAACACTTGCTTGTTCAGGTAACCATTTATCAACTGCAGATTTGTCAAGTCTTTTTGTTGCAACTGTGTCTGCATCAAGCCATATTAACCAATCAGGTTTTTCAGAATTAGATTTTTGTTCCATCATTTTAAATGCTCTGTCAGTTAAGGCATAGACTTTATGACACCACTTAACTGCATCTAGTCTCCAATTATAAGGCATCTTACCACCTTCTGTACCATCATGTGTTTTCATCTTTTCACGATAGTCAAGCATTTCTTTTACATCATTAAGATGTATATATACAATGCTAGAAGAAGTAGGGTGGTCAACCTTTTTAATATTAAAGTCATGGTAGTAAGCATAGAGTTTAAAATGTTTTGGATTCCATTTTGATGCGACACTCTCAAGCATTTCTTTTGCATAAGTATTATATCCTTCCTCACTAAAAGAGGTTACAAATGTATACATATTATTTTTCCTTTGGTAATATTTTTGCTGAATAAGATTTCAGTGTAGTATCCCATTCACCTGCATAGTGAGCATCTACTATTCTTTTAGGTTGCCAATCTTCAAACTGAGGTCCACCTGTAGTAAAATGTACGTTGCATGGATTTATATTTTCATCAGTCCATCCATCTAGGA